GCTTTCCATTTCGATTGATTCTTACCCCAAGTCATCACTTCGTTGATATAGCGTCTAGTTCTTCTCTGTTGTTTCTTGGGTTCGCGAGTCTGAGCCAATGGCTTAATCTCGACGAGGATACTTTCTAATTTACCATCTGGTGTTCTTTTCTTAAACCAGAAGTCAACGAAGTATCGATGCATCTTGTTATCTGTAACGCAGCGATATGGTACTACAACTTCTTCTGAGTTCCATTCAAGAACATCAGAATGCGTGTCAAGAAAGTTCATAAACTTCAGTTCCAGACTTGACCTATAAATAACTTTGGTTGGGTCACCCTTATATTTAGCTGGGTTCTTGACCGTGTATTTTCCTTTCCATGCCATTTTATCGCCTAAATAAAGATATAATCAACAAGGTATTTATATGACCAGTACAGGACCAAGAACTAGAGGTGGTAAACGAGGCAAGAATATTGCCGAACAAGATATGGACAGAAAGCGAAATCAAACAAAAGTCGCTAAATCAATATCATTCTTAAGCGACCAAGGTGACAACCAGTACAGTTTTCTTATTAAACCTGTAAAAGTAAATTACACGAAATATAGCGAACAAATTACAAATATACTTAAATTCAATCGTGATGTTGCTGCAAAAACAGAAGAAGAATTAAACACAGATCAAACTCTTAAAGATACGGCGAACAAACAAGCCCAAGAAACTCTTACTTTAATTTCGAAAGATTTTAAGGCTAAACTCCTTACTTCTCAAGATGTGCAAACAGATACATTTATTTGTCTACCATTACCAACACAGATACCACCAGACTCGTTGAATGTTACCTATTCTCTAGATAATCTCGGTATAGCTGGAGCAGGATATAATTTTGGTAATTCAGTCGATCAAGCGTTCGCGAATGATGGATCATTAGCTCAACCTGCTGTGAGTGCTGGCGCTTATCTTGTTAGAACTTTGTTACAAAATGTGGATTCAGTAAGAGGTTTGAGTACTCTTGCTCTAGGAAATATCGCTAATCCATTTTCGGCAAATATTTTTGAAAAAGTGGAACCAAGAACATTTAGATTAGATTGGCAAATGCTACAGCCAAAAAATAAAGAAGAAGCTGATAATTTACGCGAAATTATAAACTTATTGAGATATTTCGCTTTGCCAAGACCAGATGGTTTATTATTAGAAACACCGCACGAGTTTGAGCTGGCTTTCCTAGGAACAGATTATCTTTATTCGTTTTCTAGATGTGTACTGGCTAATATTGAAGTAAACCACTCACCACATGGTTTTAATGTGTTCACAACAGCGGATGCTCCACAGGCAATTTCGCTTACTCTTTCATTCGTAGAAATATTTCCATTAAGTAAAGAAACAATTCTTAATTCCGTTGGTCTTTCTATGAAACCAACTAAACTTCATATGTTTGATTCTCAAGATAGTTCTGAATCTGATGCAGCTTCTGAAACCGCTGGTTCTAATAGTCAACAGGAAACTGAGAATCAGATTAATCAACAAGTTGCTGATTGGAAAGCAAAACGTGCTGAACTTACTAAATTAGAACAAGAAAAAGATACTATTTTACGTTCGAGAGAACCAGATCCTAATAGACTTGCTAATGTAAATGCTAGAATCACCCAGACAAAAGTTAATATGAATTTGATTGCAACAGAAGTACAATCTTTGCAGGCAAAGATAAACTACACGACTAAGTCTGGTAAAAAACTTAAACCATTACCTTTTGTGTGAGACGATTAAATGGCAAAACAATATTTTAGCAACTTTCCACTAATAGAGTACAACGGCAATGTTCTTAGAAACATAATGCTAAAGTCCAACATCATTAAAGAAATATTGTTAGGACAAACGCTATTCTACACTTATGAAGTTAAGGATGGTGAGAAACCATCTATGGTAGCATATAACTATTATGGATCTGTTGACTATTCTTGGTTGGTTTTGCTTTCTAATCAGATAATCGATCCTTATTTTGATTGGGTTTTGAGCGACGACGAATTTCAAGAGTTTATTGTGACCAAATATGGTTCAATCGCAGCAGCACAAACCCTAGTGGTTGAATATACAGATAGCGTATCTGACGAAAGGTATTCACTCAACACTTTTAATTATGTTTTTGACGGCGACGATTTAGATGGTTGGTTGGTTCCAGTATATGCGTACGATAAAGAATTTGAGCTTAACGAGCAAAAACGAAACATTAGACTTATTGATAAAACATTTAGCAAACAAATTTCTTTGGAATTAGAAAGAAGTCTAAGAGGATAATATGGATACGAACTCTGCGCCTAAACTTATTGTACAAAATAGCAGTACAGTAAATGAGTTTAGTTATTCTGTTGTTTTGAAGAAAGACATTTCAGCAGAAACTGGTGTTGGTATTTCAACGCTCTTAAATACTATATCATTAAAACAATCTTTGCTCAGATATTCTATTAGTTTAGAATTATCATTGGTGGATGGTGTAAACTTAGTTGATGAAGGATTTCTTTCTCTTGGAAGTGTTGTACAAGTAACACTATTCAAATTTGATGATGATCTACCAGAAAATAAAATAACATTGAATTTTTACATCACAAACATAGAAAACTCAATTCAAACTACTAGCCAAAAAGAAAAAGTATACGACATTGTCGCATACACTTTTCCTGCAGTAACAAACGCATGGCCATTAATACAATTCTATCCAGAAGATACTCCTTCCAACGTCATCAAAGAAATCGTAAAGTCCAGATTTGTAGTTGACGCTAATAAAGAAATCGGAACAGGTGATAACTGGATTGAAAGCAAGAATACTATTAAAAATGGTTTTATCTTTCATCAGATTAAACCATTCGACGCCATATCTAGACTATTGTCGCAGTCGTTATCTTCTCAATCAGATGACAGCGCGTATTTCTTTTATCAAGATTATCAAGGATTTAAGTTAAGAACTGCTAGATCGATTGCCAGCGATGCAAACAAGCAAAGATCGTGGAAATATACGTTCTATCCTGAACGAAATGATCCTGCGGCTGGAAACAGTGTAGAAAAAGATTACTTTCGAGTATTATATCTTTCTCAATACGAACACTCGAACTATTTTGATTTGATTGCTTCTGGTGTGCTTAGAAGCGAAATAATGTTAATTGATTTGATAAACAGAGAAGTAAAAACACCAACCAAAACTTTTAAGTATGAAGATGATAATAAGAAGATATTTTTGTTGGGAAATAACAGCGCGATTGATACTTCATATCCCATATTCGCTAAAAACAAAGAATTAAATCCACTTAACTTAAAATATGATTTTACACCAGCTTCATACATTGCAGTTTCTGAGAATGCTTGGGAACGTGATGATTATCTAGAAGAAAAGTATCTCTATGCTCGCGCGCAGAGATCATTGCTCGAACAAACAAAAATTACGATTGAAGTGTACGGTAATCCCTCTATAAAGCCAGGAGATATTCTAAATCTAAATGTTCCTGCGAAAAGTGGTCACGTCGAAGACGAAGATTCGAACAGACAATCTGGTGATTTTATCGTTGGCGCTGTAAAACATAATATCGCAGGTTCTATATTTCAAACCTATGTCGACTTGTATAAAGATGCATATGAAAAAACATTTGTTTAACGGAGAGTTAAAATAATGAGAGATTTGAATAATACTCCATTCGGTCAGTTTTTGTGGTTCATTGGAATCGCAGAAGATATATTCGCAGACCCATCTAAATTAGGAAGAATCAAAGTAAGAGCATTTGGCTTCCATCCTTCGTCCGAAGTGTTGCCAACTGAAAATTTGCCTCTGGCTCCAGTTCTTAACGGTGGAACGTCTTCCGTAAAACAAGGTCAAATGGTTCTTGGTTTTTTCATGGACGGCGATCTGTTACAACAGCCATTTATTCTTGGTGTTATCAATGGCGGAGTTTCTGACGTATCTATATTTGAAAAAATTAGAAGATTAGGAAAAGACACAGTAAACGATACGCAACCGTTAGAAGATCTAGGAGATATAACTTCTGGAACGAACGGAGATCGACAATCAATATTAGAAAAAGCACTTGATGCTGCTGGATACGCTGGTTGTCAAAAAGCCATGATTATGGCGCAGTGCGCGCACGAAACAGGAAATTTCCAGTTTATGAGAGAACTTGGAAACGAACGCTATTTTAACAAATATGATATTCGATATAACAGAAAGAAAGCTCTTGAGCTTGGAAATATAAATCCAGGAGATGGAGCAAAATATAAAGGAAGAGGTTATATTCAAATTACTGGTAGAAGTAATTATTCTGGAGTAAGCAAAGCTATTGGTGTTGATTTGATAAACAATCCAGAGTTGTTGGAGCAACCAGAAACTGCAGCGAAAGCAGTTATTTGGTTCTTTAGACAAGGTAATGGAAAACGTATTAAAGATTTGTGTAATGTAAAAGAAACTACACTTAGAGTAAATGGCGGTTATAATGGTCTTACTGACAGAACAACCAAGTATGGCCAATATAAAGATAGGTATGGAGTAGCTTAATGGCAAACATAATTAAAAATGCTGAAGATTTAATAAAGTTTGATTCTAACACTACTGTCGCGCTCGATTTGAGTATAAACCCATCAGACACTGTCGAAACAGTATCTGCCAGAGCAACTAACGAACTTGATACTTTAATCAAAAAAGGTATAAAACCAGAAAACGTTGCATTCATTGGTACGGTTAGTCAATTTTCTGATATCAACAGTGCATTAGAGAGCCTTAGTTCTAGTGTCGGCGCTTCGTTTGGCGGAGCAATAGATACGGTTTCTAACGTAAAAACTTATTTACAAGATATCGACGATATAATCAAAAATAAGATCGAATTAACAAACGCTACACTAAATGCTAAACTTCCAGAAGATATCCCAGTTGACGAATCTTTAGTCAAAAAATATGCCAGAGCAGTACCACAATTAGATTTTCTTGGTAATGAACAAGTAAACTTTCCAGACACATTTCTAGCAGAAGAACGACCGATAGACGATAAGACTCCTGTTTCTGATTGGAAAGATAAAACAGCAGTTACAGTTGATACTGCAGGCGGAGCAACTATCGTCGAGAAACCTAGTTTATTTGCTGCGCAATATGGTAAAAACATTTTAGTAAAATCTAATACTGGGCATTTTATAGAATTAGATGATACAGAAAACGCAGAACGAATTAACATTCAGCATAAGAATGGCGCATTTATCACCATTCATCAAGACAAGTCTATTGTAATCCGTGGCCAAAATGGTATTCAGTTGATTACCTATGCTAACAACGAATTGTTCGTTGGCGGAAATATAAACATTACTGTTATCGGCGATGCTAATATCTCTACAAATGGTAATACAAACATTGATACAGTTGGCGATGTAAATTGGAAAGTCGGTGGTAAGTTTAATCTTGATGCCAAAGGCGATATCAATCTAAACAGCTCGGAAAGCGTCAATCAGTCAGCTGGTAAGACTACGAATGTAAAGTCAGGAAACCAGACAATCATTAACGGTTCTTCTGTAGAAATTGATAGCAAACTAAATGTAAAAGGTTCTACAAATCTAAAAGCAACTGGTAAAGATTCTCGTGGTGATAATCACAATCTCGGGGTTGATGGTTCTGGCGCTTCTTCTGTTTCTGCTGCTGAAAAATTAGGCGAACCAAAGAAAAAAGAATACAAACTTGGTTCTTAAGCACTACTAAATACACTATAACAGCGGAGAATTTACATGAAAACTCTTAAAGACTTTATGGTTGAATTTACAGTTCCTGGATTTGAAGGGAAGAGAATCAAAGTCACCAAAAAACCAATTCGCATGATTAATGGTAAGTTAGCCAGAGCGTTTCCTGGAAGAGGAACTGAGGGCGATGGTCCAGATGGTTCAGCCGATGGCAATGACGGCGGAAACGGCGATGGTGGTAATGGCGGAAACGGTGGCGAATAATGTCATTTCGTAAAGAAAATCCAATCAAAGCACCACCAACTTATAGCGACTTTAGTGCTTCGTTTAGCAGAAACGTCATTACAAATGACGTTGTGAGATTGAACGACATAGATGCTGTAAAGCGTTCTGTTAAGAACTTAATTGTGACTGATAAATATGAGAGATTGCTGGACCCAGAACTTGGTGCTGGTATCAGCGAATTGTTGTTTGAACAGATGACTCCGCTCACTACTGTTGCTCTGCGCGAAACAATTATTCAGACTCTTAATCGATATGAACCAAGAATTAACATTGACACCATTGATGTTACGCCAGATTATGATAGAAACAGTTATTTTATAAGCATTGCTTTCTCATTAGTAAGAAACGAACAAGTAGGAACTGTTGAGTTCCTTCTAAACAGGATAAGATAAAATGGCGAACCAAGGATTTCTAACCAACACCGAACTAGATTTTGCTGCTTATAAGCAAAGCCTAAAGACATATCTAAGTCAACAAACTGAGTTTAGAGATTATGACTTTGATGGCTCCAACTTATCAGTTCTGCTAGATTTGCTGGCATATAACACCTACCATAATGCGATGTATCTAAACATGATTGGTAGCGAAATGTTTTTGGACACCGCGCAACTACGCGACTCAATCGTTTCGCATGCCAAAGAACTAAACTATACGCCAAGGTCACGAGCTGCTTCTACTATTGATGTCACTATTACTGCTTTGCCAGCCAATACACCAGACACAATTACTCTGCCCAGATATTATAGCATCAGAGGTACTAACGACGCAAATACTGCTTATACATTTACAACTAATGAAACACTTATCCTCTATCGTTCAAATAACTACGTTGTTTCTAATGTTACTTTCCAAGAAGGAAGTATAAAGACAGAAGCGTTTGTTGCTAATACTGCAAACAATCAAACATTTACGTTATCGTCTAATACTGTTGACTCTTCATCAATTACAGTTGAAGTAAGAAATTCCGCCACGGATACTACTTCTGTTGCTTGGAATAAAACAACTGATCTATTCGGATTGAATGCAAACAGCGCAGTGTTCTTCGTACAAGCTGCTGAAGAATTCAAGTATGCAGTTTCGTTCGGTAATGGCGTTTCTAGTAAAAAGCTAACTGCTGGTAATATTGTGCTTGTTTCGTACAGACAAACTGCAGGTGAAGACGGCAATGGTTGCCGAACCTTTACTTCTATCAGCTCGGCTGATGGATTTTCTTCAAACACATTCTTGTTATCT